GGATGGTCGATGAGCTCGATGAGCGGCTGTGCCTGTGCCCGGCGTCGTCGAAGAGGGATTTCCACCACGCATTCCCAGGAGGTTTAATTTCGCACTCATTACGCGTATTGAACAATTTGGTCATTCTCAATAATTCATATGGATGGAATTTGCCTAAGGACAGCATGATTATCGCCGCATTGTTTCACGACATCGGAAAATGTGGGCTACCAGGCACTGATGCGGTGAATGACTTTTATACACCTCAAACAGACGGCTGGCGTGTTGAAAAAATGGGTGAGGAGTACAAGTACAACAACGATCTAGCCTATATGACGACGCCTGATCGAAGTATGTTTATGATGCAACACTACGGTATTCAACTCTCTATTGATGAATATTTGTCAATCAAATTAAATGATGGCTTTATCGTGCCTGAAAACAAGTCATATGGATTGAAGATTTCTCCACTGGTCTATGGGACGATGACAGCAGATTATGTCAGTACAATGGAAGAAAAACACGTAGCATATTGGCCGTCTGAACAATGACAAAGTCACTTCAATATGAAGTGTACTGTTACAGTTGTCATTGCGCACGATGCACGTGGCGCGATATCTACGTCGGTAAGGCTAAATATGGCACCAATGATCGGCACCATACGCACGTAGTCGTTGCTCGTCGAATATTGTCAGGGCGCGGCACTAAAAAAGACCTGAAGTTTGATTACTTCATGGCAAAGCACGGGATTGATAATCTTCATGTAAGAACTTTGATCACGTGTTCATCTGAAGACGAAATGAATGACCAAGAGATTAAGATGATTGTTGAAAAAAAGACGTTCCACGAGTTTGGTGGAATGAATTTTGATCGTGGTGGTCGTGGCGGGCGTAGAAAGGGAGTTTATACACCTACGCCTGAGACGCGTGTTAACGCTAGCATTGCACAAAAGAAAGCTCATGAAGCTGATCCCACATTGCGATACAGAGCAACGCGTGGTTTAATAGAAGGTGGAAAAGTGTGGCGTGAAGCAAATCCTGATGCGATGAAAGGTGTTGTTGAACGTGGGTGGGAAACAATTCATAAGCAACTTGAAACTGATCCTGAGTATGCTGAACAATTCACAGCCATGCACATGGAGAAGTCGCGCAAGGGTGGCGATGCGTTCTTGGTTAAACACGCCAATCCAGAATTTGCAGATGATTTTGCAAAAAAGTGTGGTGATGGCGTAAGTGCTTGGTGTAAGGCAAACCCAGAAAGTGTCAAGCTACGTGCACAACGCGCCGCGGGAACTAAAGCTGCTAATGGTACTGGGATTAAAGCTGCTCGCGCCACAGCGCAAAAAACGCCTAAATCAGAGTACACACGTCGTGGACTAAAAGGGTGGGAGTTACGACGTCAAAGGCAATTTCGCCAAAAATCTCACTCATGGCTTACGAGAGAAAAGGCAGAGTGATGACTTCACTCATTGTTCCCGGCGATGTTGTTTCCCTCAAAGGCACAAGCGGGGGTATGTCGCGTCAACACCTGTATTCGACACCGGGTATCGATGCTATCGCCGACGTAAGTGATGATGGGGTGTTGTTCGTTGTGTCTACCCTTGAGGTCAAGGACGCATACAAGAGGAGCGGCATACTTCGCAGCGAGTTCTTCTTCTACGTTCTCATCATGTCGGGTCACATTAGTGGCCATATGGCCGGGTGGATCACTGCTGGTCGAGTGGTGAAGTTGTGGAGTGCACATGAAGCAGTTGCCTGATGACAAGACCTATGCGTGTCCCAAGTGCGCGGGACCTACCACTAAGTTGAAGGGCTTTGCATGCTACTGGTGCCGACCCTGTGACCACGTCATTGATCTGTGGTATACCGATGATCTCGTGGTCATTGATGCGTCAAAGTCACCCGTCAAGCCTATTTAGAACATGAGCAATTCACTGCTCGAAAAGTACATCAGGTTGATGGTTCAAGAGGCACATGATGCCCGGGTACCCAATCAATTGGTCGGTGACTCGGGTGATGAGGGCGAACAGGTTGAAGTGGATGAGGCATCGGTGGTTGGCGGCATAGCAGGCTACACTGCACCTCTCGGCATGGATCCAGACAAACTAGGACGTAGGAAGAACGCATCCAAGCGGAAGCGCAAGTAATTCAGCACAAAGCGGTAACAGGAACGGTGGCGCAGAACAATCTGCGCCACCCCTTGAACAAGGCAACGGACGAAGGTATGATCCAATGGTAGGTGCACTGATGCACTCACATAGTGGTTCATTCTGAGGTAGTAGGAAAGAGGATAGAAAATGGCACAGGAATTCAATCCCGGTGATCAAGTTAAACACTTGTCAGGTGGACCTGTAATGACGGTTGACTATTGCAACGGCACCGCAGCTACTTGTTCATGGTTCGATCATAAAAGTGGTAAGTTTGAAACAGCGACACTCAGGAAAATAGCTCTCAAACTTCATGTGGAAGAGCATCAACCTGTCGTCCTACAAGACGACGGATACAAGTGGCCGACGGACTAATCGGTGCTGATTACCAAGCTTTCCGCCACGCGTGCACTATGTGCGTGTGATGTTTGTGGCACAGAAATTGTTCGTTCATTCAACCGTATGGGTGAACTGCAATTCTGTACACGTGCATGCATGACTTCAGCGCGGAAAGCTGGTGGTGTTCTACAACGGAAGACCGAAGCTACAGCACTTACAAAGTACGGTGTCACGAACGTAGCAAAATCAGTTCTCATCAAGGAACAGACGAAGCAAACGTGCATGGTGCGCTATGGTGTCTCAGCACCTGTGTTATCGCCTGAGATTGATGCCAAACGTCGCAAGACGCTTGAAGAGCGGTATGGTGTTGATCAGACGTTCAAGTCTACTGATGTGCGTGCCAAGTCTCGTGATACCAAACTTGAACGGTATGGTGAGGAATGGCCTGCTAAATTAGACGCCACGAAGCAAAAAGTGATAGAGACGAACATGGAGCGTTACGGCGTTCCAAGTCCCTTTAGTCTCGGATCACCCTTTCGCAGCGCTGATGATTGTAGTAAAGGGGGACAGGTTAGCTATCGTGCTCAAGGACTTAAGGCGGGTGGCGAAGGGTTCTTATCGAAACCTGAACTTCAGTTACGTGATCTATTGGTTGAACAGTTCGGCGTTGAAGATGTTGATCAACAAGTTGTGGTGCAACACGGCGTTCGAAAACCTTGGTTGATCGACTTCTATGTCAAGTCAATTGACACCTACGTGCAATCAGACGGCGTCTATTGGCATGGGCTTGATAGGGCATATAATGAACTGCATCCGGATGCACAGAAGACGTATGATCACGATAGACAGCAAGATCAATGGTTCGTGAACAATGGACGACGTCTGATTAGGATTACTGACAAGCAAGTGAAAGAGTGGATGAAGACGGGATCCGCGTCAGATGCGCTGAAGCAGATTCTTCTTCAACGGTAATAGGAAAGAGGAATAGGAACATGGTAGATCTCGAGGCGATTCGTCGCAAAGTCGCGCAGCTCAACGGCGAGCGCAAGAATTCAAACGTCCAGCTGTGGAAGCCCGCCCCGGGCGAGTACAAGGTCAGGGGACTGCCGTGGAAGCCCGGCACCGCGACCGCTGATTCCCCCTTCATTGAGCGCCAGTTCTACTACTTGGGCGATCAACCCCGGATCCTGGCCCCTCGCCAGTTCAACAAGCCCGATCCCATCAATTCGCTGATCACCAAGCTGTTCCGCTCTGGCAACCCCGATGACCGCGAGAACGCCAAGAAGCTGATGCCCAAGATGGTCGCCTACATGCCCCTCATCGTCCGCGGTGAAGAGGACAAGGGCGTGCAGGTGTGGTCGCTCAACAAGCTCGTCTACAAGGACCTGCTGGCGCTGTTCACCAATACCGAACTGTCGGATGATGGCAGCCTCATTGACTTTCTCGACCCGGTCGATGGCATTGATCTCAAGGTGACGATCACCAAGTCGCCCAAAAAGTTCAACGGGCGTGACGTGATGGACGTCAAGATCGGCGCCGTCCGCAAGCAGAGCAAGTTGTCGAACGACGACGCGCAGGCCAAGAAGTGGCTCGACAACCTCCCCAACGTCGACGACATGTTCCCGACCAAGACGACGGCCGAGATTGAAGCGGCGCTCAACGCTTACCTGTCGGGTGATTCACCTGACGCTGACGGTTCAAGCCGTGGCACTAAACCTCAGGACGAACTCGACAAGTTGGCCGATGATGTCAAGGCCGAAGTCAAGGCGCCCGCGACCGAAGCAGCGAAGGCGCCAAAGGCAGCGCCCGCCGCGAAGAAGGCCCCTGCCAAGAAGGCCGAAGTTGATGACGACGCTCCCGCTGAAAAAGTGTCGCTCGATGATGCCTTTGCATCGTTGATCAACGACAACGACGAGTAACAACAGATCGGCGAGGGTCCTTCCTCGCCTTGCGAGCCAGGTGTAAAGGTGCACAGTCGGCTACCCGCCGGCAGGGCTAGGTTCAATGCCTAGGGTTTCGCTCGAAGAAAGGCAGTGCCATATGGCGAAAAAAGTCGAGGCTCAAGATCCCAAAGCTAGCAGTGCTGACGTCGACGACTTCACGTCGCAATTGATCAAAGACATCAATAAGGAAATGGGTCTTCGTGTGGCCTATAACCTCAATGAGGCTACGGCACCGACGATCGTCAAAAGGTGGATCCCGACTGGCTCACTTCAACTCGATTATGCGATCAGGAATTGTGCTGGCGGTGGTTATCCTGAAGGTCGCATCATTGAGATTGCAGGGACGCCGTCTGTCGGAAAGTCGCACTTGGCCTACCACGTCGCCGCCAACGTGCAGGCGATGGGCGGATTGGTCGTCTACATTGACACCGAGAACGCAACCCCCGTTGACAAGCTGAAACACATGGGGATTGACGTTCGTAAGCGTTTCGTGTATTGTGATGAGCATGCAACGGAGAACGTCTTCAAGATCATTGAATCGATCATCCTTAAGGCAAAGACGTTGCCCGCGACCAAGGACATCCCGATTGTCGTGATTTGGGATTCGATTGCTGCCACATCGCCGCTAGCCGAATTGAACGGTGAGTATGAGGACAATACCATAGGGTTGCAAGCACGCGTCATCAGTAAGGGGATGAGGAAGATCACTGGCGTCATAGGGCAAAACAATGTGACGTTGTTGTGCTTGAATCAGCTACGTGATGCCATAGGCGTGATCCATGGTGATCCTCAGGTGACACCCGGGGGAAAAGCAGTGCCATTTCATGCATCAGTTCGTATACGACTTAGCTCTGGCACGCAAGTCAAGGACAGCAAAGGCAACACGATCGGCATCCACGTCATTGCCACAATCAAGAAGAACAAGGTTGCACCACCTTTTAGGAAGCATGAGTTCGACATCATCTTTGGTGTTGGGATCGTTGAACACGAGTACATCTTTGATGAAGTCAGAGCATACTGTGCTGACAACAAGGTGTTTGCAGCGTCAGGTGACAAGCAAGTAGAGATCAAGATCTCTGGAGCGAGTTCATGGAAGGAACTTATTGTCAGCGATGCTAAGACTGGTGAGGTCATCCTCGAGAAGAAGTTCTATAAGAGTGACTTCGGTGACCTAATGAAGGACTCGCAGTATAAACCATTCATTGATAAGGTGATCGAGGCAACTTACATGACTGTTTCTGGTGAGAAAGCCGAAGAAGGTGAGACGCCTGTTGA